CCCCAAGACTTGTCGTCTGGGGTTTGGCGTAATTTACGTTCATCGATAGGTCAGCCATGATTTATCCTTATGTCGCTTTGATCAAAGAGCCAAGTAATGCAGTATTGCCAAGGTTGCTCAAAAGGCTTGCATTGTTAGCGCCTGATTGTGTGGCGTTGCTTGCCAAAGCCGATCCAATACCCGTTGCAAGGTTAGCTGTGTTGAGGCCATAAGCGTTTGCCGCGCCAATACCTTGACCGTAACTTGATGTAAGGTTTCCACCAAAGTTGGATGACAAATTAGCAAGATTAGAACCGTAAGTATTACCAATATTTGCCAATTGACCAGCAGACGTTGTTCCAATGTTAGCCATATTAGCCAAGCTGTTATAAATGTTGTTACGCTGTGTGTTGTAGTTGTTAAACGCATTTTGGTAAGCATTACCAGCATAGTCTTGGGTGTACTTTTGCAAACCTTGTAGAGCATTACCGCCCAAAGCACCACCGCCCATGTTGCCCGCACGTTGGTTAGCCATTTGACCTTGAGCCAATTGGAATTCATAGTTCGGGGCAAGATTAGCAGTTAGATCATCTTTATTAAATATATGCTGGAAATAATCTTTGTTTGCGACTAGACCTTGTGAACCAGCCCGTCCTATATCTTGATAAGGGTTTTGATAGCCAACTTGTTGGCTATATAAATCATACAAATTACCTGAAGTGTTTTTGTAAATATTGCCTAAATCTGTACGATTAGCGGCATTTAAACCTTGTGCATTGTTGTATGCAGTAGCTAGTGAATTAGCGGCTTGACCACCATATTGGTTGATCAGATTTCTAGCGTCAGAAATGCCAGCTTGGTTAGCCACACCACCAGCCACGTTACCAATCGCAGAAGCAGCCAATCCTGCACCTAAAGGTAAAAGTGTTGACAATGCTGTTGCAGCGGGTAGAACACCAGGAACGCCTTTAACAATAGGAGGTGTTGGAGTTGTAACAAGAGATGGAGTTCCTAATGCATCACCAGCTAATTTTTTAGCAACAGTATCAGCCGTAATGTTGGCAGCCGCACCAGTTAACACGCCACTACCACCAGTAAGATTTGTCAATGTAGGGACAGTTGCACCTGTAGTTAAAGCACTACCAAGAGTTTCAGCACCCAAAGTACCACCAGCACCACCTAAAGCCAAATCAAGTGCGGCAAGTTCAGCTGCAGTTTTTCCTGTTGTGCCAATCGTATTTAAAGCAGTTGACCCAAGAGTAGAATTTATTGCATTGTTAGCACCTAAGTCAGATAAAGCAGAAGCGCCAGCATTTTGCAATTCAAAGGCAGAACCAGCACCACCAAGTGCATCAGCTAGTGCATTTCCGCCATAAGCAAGTGCGCCAATCTTAAAGCCAGGGTTTGAAACAATGTCTCTTAATACGCTACCAAGGGTAAACTTGTCGTCATATTTTTGAACTGTGCCAGTATTTTGCAAAGTCCCATCTGGTGCATATGTTTGATATTGAGAACCTACAGGCGCTTTGTCACTAATATTTCCTGTGCTTTTAGTAACATTAATTGCTGTAACTGGCCCAACTTGTTCATTTTCACCAGAGCCTTGCACGTCACGGATAGGCTGAACAACAACATCGCCAAGCATTGCGGTTTGACCATAAGGAATGGTAGCCGCAGCCCTAGCAATAACTTCACCTGGCGTGACCCCAACAACATTAGCTAACTGTGTAGGTGAAACACCATAAGTCTGCATGGCAGAAACAATATCGGCATCACTTGGGCTAGTTGCCAAAAAATCTTTAATCTGCTGATCTGTCACACCACCAGTAACTTTTGAAACCATTGAATTTACTACGTCTAACATAATTTAGGCTCTTTCAAACATTGTAATAAGGCACTTTGTACGCCTTACCATTGACGGTGACATTCATAAACCCAACAGGATTAGCGGGCAGCGTTGCAGAACCCGCTGTGGCAGTCGTAGCAGAACTGAAATTAAGCAAATTAAGAAAAAACTGTTGCCACGAACGTGATGGACGGTTTGTCTGCCCATCCAAAAACTGCGCTTGTGGATAAGGATTAATCTGCTGTGTGTTGGATAGTCCTGAAGTAGCCATTAGTTTTCTGCCCCTTGAACTTTAAGGTTTGCCGAAATAATTACAAAATTGACAGGATCAGTCACCACCACCTCAAAAATACGGTCACGGGCTGTTCCTAATCTGCGCCAAATGGCACGATTCTTGTATTTACCTGTTTGACCAACACCTGTCCAATGCTCATTTGACCATGTAGAGCCACCGTCACTTGACCACCGCAACATTGCTTGTGGTGAGGTTGTAGTTTGAGCCAAGGTCAAAGAAGCTGTGCCAATGACATAAATTCCCAATACAGGAATTGTAAGGGTATCTGTTGGGGCAATGGTGTAGCTGTTACCAAGAAATACGGTGTTTGAGTCTATAACCCCGCCTGGCCCTGACAAGCCCGTAGTCCCTACGCCTGGCTGAAACTGAATTTGCAATTCATCAAAGTATTGACGCTGAAACTCAGTCACCAAGTGAGGCGCTCTACGCAATCTGCGGACGTTCTGTCCATCATCTGTGTAATTCTGTTTGTCAAGTTCGTAAATCTTGCCGTTGGCATAGTCGCCAACAAGAACTAAACCTTGGAACAAAGCACAGCAGTTTCCACGGTGACGCTGATATTGGTTGTCATCAGTCGTATAAAGCCACTTATGCCACATCTGAGTGGTAGCGTCATAAGCCCATGTTAGGTTTAAAGTCGGAAAACTCACCACAAATACTTCATGGCCTTCTAACTGGTAAGTCCAAGAAACCGCATCAGCAATGTATTGATTGGCTAACGTGTTCTCAACCGCATGAGTGGAAATCCTTTGTGGGATATACCCTTGCATCTGCATAATCTGTGCTTGACCGCGGCTGTTTCGTGAGACATAAGCAAACGAATTACCAAGTCTTGCAATAGAGAAAGGCGCTGCGATGCCGTGTTGGGTAGAAGTGCCAGGTATTCTTTGGAATGGAAATGGAACTGTTCCTACATCAGTCCACACCTCTGAGGAAATTTCACCCATCAGATAAACTTCTCTGTGATCAACGATCAAAGAAACTAGCTTATCTGGTGCGCCATCTTTTAATGAATAACTGGTTTGGGGAGAGATAGGCGACAAAAGGTCACTAGCACCCCATTGCTGAGTTGTTGGGTTGTTGTAAACAAAGTAGTTGTCAACAATGTCCACGGTGTTTGCACCGCTAAACGCACCATCTGTTGAGGGCAAAACAGAAAAGTTAATGCCATACATGGTCACGCCAACAGCAACCGTACTTGCTACGCTTAACGTGTAAGTTCCTACACCACCCGTTCCTGTACCAAATGCCGTGATGATTGTGCCAAGGGTCACGCCAGCGCCTTGAACGGTCTGCCCAATATGCAAAGCACCTGAAGAAACCGCAGAAACCGTCATTACAGTCCCTGCAATAGTCGCGGTGACAGTAGCACCCGTAGTTGCAGAACTCAACGCACCAGAGGCCACGGTTTGACTTCTGTTGATCGTATAAGTTCCCGTACCGCCAGTTCCTGAACCTAAAGCAGTAATCACGGTTTCAGGCAATATCCCAACCCCGTATAAAGACTGTCCAACAGCCAAAGTGCCGCTAGAAACACTTGTAACGGTCAATGTTGTGGCGCTTGTTGAGCCAGTAAACACAGCCGTTGCGGGGGTTGATATGTACCATGTGTAACGATATGCACCGTCCACAATATAAACATTAACCCCGTTATCTGTAATCCGAACAACGCCAGAACTAGAATTTAGTTGTCCAATGACAGATGGGACAAGGTTGGCTGTCAAAGCATAGACGTAAGGCCCACAGACTGCAATCAAGATTGAGCCACCTGAGACGGTACGCAGTCCCCGCACCTCTTGTTGGTTGGGCAGAACGGCTTTAACGGTTAGACCTGGCGTTGGATAAAGCGCAATTACCCCGCGCTCACCTTGTTGTTTAACAGGGTCAATTTCAGGAAAGAAATTAATGCACTCTTGCGCATCTTGGTAGATGCTTGGTGCTTCGTATGATGAACCTACAAAACCGAAATCTGGCATAGTAGTTCCTTAGACAAAGCCGCCTGTGAGGATGAAACCCGCATCTTTAGCTTTGCCAATCATTAGCGAATCAGGATAACGCGCCACTTGTAATGGTGTCATGTTTGTTCGCTTCAAAGTAGCTTTAGCTTGCCCCGCAAACGTCTGTACCATCGCTATTTGCGTTGGTGAGGCTTTGCCATACATGGGCATCAAACGCTCGGCTAAACACCATCTAAGGGCCATTGAATAGCCTTGTGGCAGGGCAATGTCCTCATACATTGAGTCATAGCGGCTAAACAATGTATTTGCAAACAAATGCAGTTCACCTTGCGCTGGGTTAGGCCAAATGAAAAGATTGCCTGAGTCAGAGCCAGGGTTAAAGTACACCGCCTTGGGCCACGGGCCGTTCAACGATTTCAAGCCAATCATTTGGTAACTGTGCAGTTCCAAAACCGACATGGGGTAATCTAATCCACCACCCGTGATAGGCTGACCATTGGATGTAGTGTTAACCCTAACAAACGCTGAATCAATACTCAAAGGCTTTTGGTAGTAAGCCGTGATTGTTGTTGATGCAACAGTTTGAGATATGTTGAGCAGATATGTGCCAACTTCATTGATGTTGCCACCAGCGCCTGTCAAGAACTGCGTAATCTTTGTTCCTGCTGTGATGCCTGTGCCACTTAGGGTTTGCCCTTGGACAATAGCACCTGACAGAATGGCTGTCACGGTAAGGATGTTTCCCGCAATTGAGCCTGTAAATGACGCACCAATAAAGTTCTGAGTCGATGGGTTAGGGCCAATGGTGTATTGAACTTGACCAGGTATTACGGGGCAAATAATCTCTGAGACATTGAAAACCATCATGTTTTCGTTTGACCATTGGTCAATAATGTCATTCAGCATCTCAAACGCATCGAGCGCTGCTTCAGGAGTCGGGGTTTCACCAGCTTCCAATGCACCAATGTCTTTTAGCGCTCTGCTAACAATGTCATAAGGCACAGCCATAGTGATTCCTTAAACTAATTTAAATGTTGGCGGCTTCCACGGCAAAGCAATTTCTTGTTGTTTTTTAACCGATTCAAGCTGCTCTAATAGCCTTGATTTTATGCTACTAATACCGTCTTGGGTAGTGCCTTGGTCAATCCAATGAACAACCATTTCCTCGGTCACTTGTGCTGTTGGGATTACCGCTTCTTCAGGGTCAAAATCCCAATAGCCTTCAGTCTCAATTCTTAAATCATCCTCAATCAAAGCAACATGATATTTGGCCTGAATAATGGCTTTATCGTTGCCCTTCAATTCGGAGATTTTCCAAACCATTCTCATGGTGCAACAACAGCTAAAAATTCTTCCATAGTCGTAGTCGCCCTGATAGCCGCCTCTTTAGCCGTACAGTCAGCAATAATCTTTGCTCTTTCTGTTGCAATATCAGCGGGGATTTCCACGTTGCGCTCTGCTTTGCGAACTACAACCCAATCTGTTTGAGCTAGCTGGCTGTTGGCGGCTTGCTTGCCTTGAGCAATCCATTGTGACTTCAAGCCCTTAGTCGTTACTGGCTCAGTAGCACCCTCTGGTGTCTCAGTCACATCCTCCAAAGCCTTGGGCGTATTGACATAAGTGCGAGTAACGACATTGCCAGTTACTTCATACTTGTCAAAAGTCACCCAATAAAAGCGTTGGTCTTTTTGCTCACCTTCAACCACTTCTAAAGCACCTTGCTCAATAGCAAATTC